TTCGCACAGCTGTGTGAAACCAGTGTTAGTCTCCTACCAGTGTTTAAGAAAACCTGGTTGGTAGCTAACCCTAGCCTGCCGTATCACAACGGCAGTGCCTCCCACCCCTTACTTACGACAGTAAGGGGTTTGGCGAACACGCCCGAACTCCACTGATCGAGATCAGTGGTCGACGGGTCTTCAGTGAAGTACTGAAGAAGATTCGCAAAACTCTCGTGCCTAGTCGTACTCTTACGCTTCGGTAGAAACCGAAATGTTTGGTACTCCCAGTAGTGGAGATCAGCATTCCAGCGCTTGCGCGCTGTAGTCTGAAATCCGCTACCGGTCTTAAGGCCGAAAGACTTAGATCCTATGCCAACCCACGGGATATACTTGCGTATAGCCGCAGGAACTGGTGCAAGGAGAGTCTGTGCTGTGTTGAAGAACCCCTTTTCGAAGAGGTTATTCGAACAGTCGACTACTCCTTGTAGGGTACTAAGTTTGGACTCGTCATAAACCTCAAGCACCTGTCCTGGGGACACGTTTACCCCATTAAAGGCGTCAGTTCCGCAGCTCTCGCGAAAGTTTCCTTTCACGAAGGTTTTGGAGCTATTAATCTTGAGGTAGAGCAGCGAAAATAACTGCTCTAAGACGGGCATCCATGATACGGGGACAATCAAGTCGTCCCCGTACACCCGGACCTCCCGACCCAGTCTCTTGAGATTCTTGTCACTTGGTTCTAAGCCCGTGGTAGCAATACCCGAGGCCAGACACAAGATGAAGAAGACGAGAGACTGTACAGGAAAGGTAAGTGCCGAGCCCATTGACGCAAACTTCCTCAGCTTGTAAAGCTTGGGAGACTTCTTGTCAATGTTGTTCGTAACGTATCTCGTCCGGCAGGCGATGAAAGCGGCTAATAAGGGCGTATTAACCCGAAATAACCGTTCAACAAGCCAGCAGGATAAGCGATCTGACGCTGAGGAGAGATCCACAGTCGCCAGGTGTTTCCGAACAGATGCAGAAAGAGCTAGTTCACCGGATAGATCCTGTCGACGAAAGTCGATGGAATTACCGATGAAGTTGTCTTTGATGGCGTCCGACAGAAAGTTTCTGACGGACTGCTGGCACCATTGGTTACAGGCGGGCTCCGCGGCAATTAACCGCGGTCCTTTCTGAGTCTTTGGGACAGCCGAGAGAGACGACGCACCTTCCAATTCAGGAATGTGCTGCGTCTCCCAGTCATCGGTGTTCACGGCGCCTCTGAGGTTTGCGAATGCAAATTCAGAAGCAGGGAACACGTACTGCAGACGGGGACCCCAGGTAGGAAAGGAGTATTTATATCCCATTCCTGTCCTGAGATCCGATACGGCACCAGGTCCGTGTCTGAACCTGGAGTGTTGGGGTATGAATTCACCCAGCATTCCAGATACGGAGTCACCCACTCGTTGGGTGACGCGTAACAGCCAAGTGTGCTCCACGTCGGGTTCGCACCCTTCGAAAAGCCCCTCGTTATATGCAAGCCGATCAAGAACAGACCGACTACGCACAGAAGCGAGATCAGAACCACATCCATCCCATTCCTGGGAAGGAGGCGGTAAAGCTTGGTCGACATCGTAGTACTCCTTAACAGCTAGGTTAGTTGCTTGAGGAGCACACTGGATACGATATTTCTTGAAAGCGTACAGAAGAGTACGCATCAATTTAACGTCGTCGCCATTGATGTCCTGTTTCAGACATCCGTTGTCATCGAAAAAGAGTCTCCACATTCCCTGGAAGAGTCTAGGGATTGCGGTCCTTCGATTGATAGACCTCGAAAGAGGGATACCATTGAAGACGAGGACTCCCGACTCAAAGGAAGCATCAAAACACTTCCCAAGAGCCGGCAGGAGCAGCGTGAAGACGCTGCTCCCTTGGTTCGATGAAAGGGTCTCGAGACGCAATAAATCGCGTTCAAAACTCTTACGGAGATGAGGATAAACCCCAGAGATATCCAGAAGGATACTCCGGGTGAGTCCGAAGAGGCTACCTACTAGGCCTTTGTTCATAGTCAACTCCTCAGTTGGTATGAATCCTAGGGCCTTCGAGATGAACCTATAGACCCCCTCCGCGAACGGAGGTGGTATCTCGGATCTTCAGTGGCGGGGCTTAGCTCTGCCAAGTAAGAAGATCACCCTGAACCGTTGCGTTGTCGACGTAGTCGACCGCGCCAGCGAACAGGTAGCCAAAGGCGGTCAGATCGTCGTTCTCCTTACACCTCACGGTGAAGGTAACGATGCGCTGCACGTCCAAGGCAGGTGAGACTCCGAATACAGTGTGTGTAACCGTCACAAGGTGACGGTCCATGCGCTTACCATCGGATAGCGGAGATTCTTTGGAGTGCCGGATAACAACCCGGTATTCCTCGACTCCCGCATTCCGAAGGTAGTACTCGGAACCGTAGTTTTCATCATTGATTCTATTCAAGACTTTTGCGACGGCATTAACCGTCAAAGTCAGAGTGGAACCGAAGGCCATAAGGTAGTCTCCTATGTCAATTACGTCGTCGTAGACGACGCTCGCCTAGCCCCCCTTCAGGGACGAGGCAAGCGATGACATAGTCACCAGTTGCCCGATCGAAAGAAAGGGCATGGTAGCAGTAATACCAGCGGTCGCAAGTACTCGACTTTTCTGGTCGATTACGTGTGTGCCAGCAGTCGCTATGCAATTGTTCGAGACAGATGTCAACACTTGTGTTGCCACCGTCCTCTTATGATGCATAACGCAGGCCATCTGAGCTACAGCGCCAACGCCGTTGCGATTTGCCGCAAGGTAATCGCCGACGTTAAAGAAGTAGTCAGAAAACCAGGACCATGGGATCAGCTCCCACAGGGTGCTCGCAAGAGCACCAGGTGAAGCGTCCCAACCGTGAACCATTAATCTCGCAAGAGATTGGAGCTCCCCACGGGTTCCCTTGAAGGGGACCGTAGGTATCCAGTTCACGCTGCCCCACTTGCGCGTGTCATTCCTATAGGTAACAAAACCACCTACGGAGTGACTCCACGCAGTCTGGAAAGCAGTATTTGGTTCTCTGCTAAGAACCGTCTCGCGAAAGACAGTCCTGCTTCGCGACAACCCGTTATTGGAGTGGAGACCTTCCAGCTCTTGTAGACGTCTGTCTACTTGACCCGTAAAGTCAGCCATCTTCAACAGGTCCTGAATAAGGGGAGACCAACCGAAGTTATACTCTATCGCAGAAGATCGCGGTAGACCTTCGATTGTCTTCTTCCCTTTCAGGTGCAACATAGCGGGAATATCCCGCAGTTCAGCGATGAATTGAGGAAGCGACACCTCCGGTCTGGAGGGGTTTGTCTTCGCCATTACATCAGTGATCGTTGCAGTGTCGTTAGGAACGCTAGGATCCACCGAGTGTCCACCATAGAAGCCCTGATTATCAAACGGATAATTCACCATGACTGCGAAGTCATGAGGATTCTTCGTGTTAATCACGCCAACTTGTTGGTACTCGTCATGGAAAATGTCCAGGGGATGCGGCAAGTCGGGTTCTCCGACTATATCCGTACAATCCTGGGCACTCCAAGGGTGGTATTGGGTAGAAGTGCCGCCATTCACGGTTAGATAACCGAGACCGCGCCACACTTTACGCCGAAACCGCCCATAGCCTGTCATTCAAGGTATTACTCGTAAGGGACGCATCATGCGCGACTCGAGTCAGGTCCCCGGCATAGCCGGG